GCTCTACAGATTGTTTAATTGCTTCAATAATTAATTTGCGAATTTGAGTTGTGTTGTCATTTGGCGAATCGATTAATGATAGTATATTTGCCAATGTTATAAGTATTTTCATTTTATTTATATATTTGATATTTTGTATGTTAGTAATGCAAGTAGTCCGAGGGGGATGATCAACTTCAGTGCCTCAAATGAAGCAACGATTAGGAATAGGATATGGTCTGGAGTCATGGCAAAACGGACTTAATACTTTCAATTTCATCATAATCGATGTAGATTGTTTTAAAATCAGATGATGACTCTTGAATAATAACTAACTTATCACAAGTGTTGTCGTATAAAAATGCAGTTTTGTATCCAGCGCATTCAGTCATTGTTACTGAAAATACGCTTGCTGTTCTTTCTATTTGTTCAACGATTTCATCGCCGATTGATTTTTGTTTTTCTGTTTTCATATATTTATTGGTGAATTGTTTATTAATCGCAGTAGCAAGTTGCCTTGCATTTGTAAATGTGGACTCCATCCTTGCAATCTTCTTCGCATGAGAAGTCTTGACCTCCCATGCCGTGGATTTGACCTATTGATCTTGCCGCTGATTTGGCGATGGATTTTGTTGTTGTAATGGTGAATTGATACCATTCCGTGTTACCGGAGGCGGACATGGAAGTCCGCTCCCCCTCAAATGTGATAGTGTTTTTCATTCTTGCTCTTGTGGATTGTCTTGTGGCTCGTCATCCATGCACCGAACTGGCGCATGATATTCTTGATCTTCCATTATTTTGATGCCTTCTCAACTGCTTCAACGAATCTGGAAAGACCAGTATTGATGCGCTTCTGATATTCCTTATCGGTAATATCTTTCCAAGTTTGCCCCTCTTTAATCTTATTCTTCCCGATCAGGAATGTGTTGACCTCCTTGGAGTCTGCCAATGTGGCAGCAACCTCTGGAGTGAACCAGTCAGCCTCCCATGAAATTTCTTGGGCCTCAACTTGGGCCTCGACAATGATCTCCTTAGGAGGTTCTGGAAGCATAGCTACAGGTTCCTCTTGCTTGTTTTCAACAATGGTCACTTGTGCCTTTGGAGGTTTAGCATCAAAGTCTTGAACCTCTTCAGTTAAGTAAACTCCATTCAGACAAGCAGGATAGCAGGCTCTTACGCCTTCTGCCACAACGCGAGCAGAGAGCATAGCACGGGCGTATTGCTTCCATGTTTGCTTGGATGTTAGCCCTGCATCTCGTGCTTGTTCAATAGTCCATTCGACAAGCAATTCTCCGCCTTGAGCGTGACTGAACTTTGCGGATGCCTTGGAGTCTGTGCGCTCAACCCATTGGATTTTCCCGCCTGCTGCTTGGAATCGAGCCAATGCCGCTTGTGATTTCAAAGCCGGGCGGCCTTGGATTATGTCGAACTCACTGGCAACAGATGCAGGATGCCTTCCCTCGCTTTGTGCGACGAGCATTAGTGCGACCGCTTGCTCTGCTGTCTTGATGCCGAACAAGCCTGACTTGGTGATGGCTTGCGCCATTGCTGTAATGTCTTGAACTGATTGATTGTGAACTACGATTTGATTTTGCATATATATTTTGTTGTTGATGTTTATTGTTCTGGAGGGGAACAAATCTATTTTTCGTTTGATTCCTTGATGAAATTTTCCTTGATAAGATAGTAATCCAATACCGCATTGAATTTTTCAGCGAATTCTGGACGATTGGAATAGGACAGAAGTGTCACTTTCTTTTCTGACTCGAAATATCGCCTTGCGTCATTGTCCTGCTTGGAATTGTGCCATACACTCGCACAATGAAATGCTTCATTGCTTGCTTGGTTTTCGAGAAATTTATCCATTTTGGCTGTCTTGATAGTCCAGATGCGCCCATATTGCTTGGTTGATTTTCTCAATCTCTGTGCGTCCATTAAGGTATGGCTCCAGTATATGAAAGAATCTGGTTAAATCCTCATCGATTTGTAGGCCGGGCATCTCAAGATCACTTGAATCATCGCCTTGCATATAATTTAGGCCAATAATGACCCCATCTTCCTTGGTGACCAATATGTGCCTGTCTTGCTCGTTACACCAGTGTAACTCTTTGCTTTTTATTATTGTGTTTTTCATTTTTTAATTGTTTCAAATTCCATGTCGGCGATCCCTTGTGCATCGCTGCGGTCTAATCCTTCGCTTTCCAGTTGCTCGACTCTTGCAAGCCATTCCTTGTGCTTTGGTGATTTCCAATGGCAAGCAGGAAGATGCCTTGGTTGAAAATGTCCGCTAATCTCTTGAAGTAATGGAATCATATCACTTGGAAAATTGCGCCTTAACTTGATGCGGTGAAATGTATGGCTTGTCAGAAAGAAACCTTTCCTTGGCCTCCTTGCAGGTTTTCGCCCATGTTGTGGAGCATTCGTAAACCCAACCGGAGTTGACTAATCCGCGCAAAAATCGGCGAGTGTAAATATCTATTTTCTTATTCATTATTTTCCTCCTGCATTGTTGCAAAAATCATGTCCATAGCTCGCCTTGTGTCTCCCGTGTATCGATGAACATATTTTTCGCCTTGGCGCAATGTGACTATTTCACGCAATTCCTTGCCGCCATTGTCACTTGGGTGAACATAATATGCAATGTGACCAACTGACGATCCTCTTGCAATGTTTGAGATTTCAACTTTTCCCTTGTTCAATGTGCCATATGGCAACTTGAAAGGGATTTCCCTTGGAAATGGCGTAATTGTTGTTTCTGTTGTTTTCATTGGTTTTTGTTTGTGAAGGTTAAATGTCCGCATCGTAAATTTCTGTTTCGCGTTGTCTTATAATTTCATCAAGCCTGCTTAATTCCTTCCCAGAAATGATTTTCTGGAAGTAAAACCTGTCAGTCAATTTAAACAGAACTCTGATTTCATCCAATGTCTTGGCGCAATTGATGAGATGATCAATTTTTTCCATGTTCAGTTTTTAGCGATTGCTTCTGCTTTCTTTTTAGATGTTCCATGCGCCCGAAATCCGATGATGATGGAACGATATGCCCTTGTGCATAGTTGGCAATTGGCACAGGTTATGTCATCACGCTGTTGCGCAGGACAAACCACGCCTTTGCGTCCCGCTGGAGTGAAGAATGTGTTTTCTGTAGCCTCTGGGACTACACAAACAACAGGCCCAGCTTGCAAATCCACAAGCCGATCCGCATGGGAAAGATTATTTGCCGATAGATTTATGGTCATGCCATTCAAATTTGCGTATCGAACAGCAGCACGATTAGTGGTTGATTGATTAGAATCCCCTTCGCATGGCTTGTGCGTATATGTGAAGCCTCGCCTGCCCTTGTTAGCGTCCACTATTTGCGCCAATGCATCGGAATCGATGACATTGCCAATGCCCGGCAAATCACCTGCTTGGTTGTGCCGCCATACTTGACCACGCGGGAATGCTTTGATTTGCTTTGCCAATATCGCAAGATCATCCCCTCGCTCGCCTTTGGAAACCTTTGACCAATGCAATGCCAAAGGGCCAGAGTCAGCATAGCATCCGCTCTTTTTGAAAGGACAAACATCAGGACAAGTTGACGATTCCGAAGTTGTAACAGGTATCGGGCCTGTTTTTACATTGCTGGAAATAGGAGTCAAATGGATGTTCATTTTCCTGCCTCCTCGTTTTTGGGAAGGAAGTTTTTTTCAGCAGCCAAAAATCCTCTGGAATATGCAAAAATAGCCGCATCCAATTTAGATGCCGTAACATGGCCAAAGGTCATAACATTTGAACCATTATGCATGACGGAATAACCTTTGCCTCTACCCGCGCATTGGCAGGATAGTTCATACTTTTGTCCTGTGACATTGGAAAGATATTCCAAAGATTGAAGAAGTGATTTTTTAGTGATCATATATTTATTGGATTGATGTTGGATGTTAGAGGGGGAATTTTTCGTTCAGTTTGATTGCGAAAGCGGCGATCATTGCAAGAATGCAAAGTAAACCGATGAAAGAAACAATGTCGTCAGATTTCATGATGTATATATTAGATTGATGGTTGATGTTCTGGAAAGGTTTGCTGAAAAACAACTGTTCCAGTTCCATGATCTCCACGATTGTCGTGAATGATGTTCCACCCGGCCTTTTCGGCTTGAGCTATCTCACGCAAACCTGCCGCAAGAACATGACCATAGCCATAAGTTTTGGTTGTATGCGTCTCTCGTGAGGCGCGAGAGATTAGACTAAATAATGTTTTATTCACGGTTGTGTTTTCTATTTGAGTGATGTTCTGGGAGGAACAAAGATCAAGGATGGTTAGTTTCCATTGCGAAGCGGGATGATTTTGCGAAGAGCTTTTAAATACTCTTCCTCTGGTTTAGACTGGCTCCTCGCATCCCTCAATAAGCCGATGACTGCGCGAATTACTCTACGACCATGAATGATTTCGGATTTTGTGATCATATATTTATTTTTAATCTAATTTTGAAGTGAATTTGAATAGTAGTTCTTTGTATTGTTTTTCTTTGTTGGCCCAATTTTCAAGAAGCCATTTTGTTTTTTCTTCTGTAGCTCCGAAACTATTGTCATACCAGTTCTGCGCTTTAATTAGCTCGATTCTGGCTTCGTCAATTTGTTGCTCAAGTGATTTCATTTTTTATTCAATACTGAGACTCCAGACTCTCCCATTCCTCGCGAATCACCAAGAAAAAAATAAAAATTTATTTTCACTCAACCCACATTCCGATGTTGACAAAAAACAAAAACCTCGCGAAGCCGCATCCAGAGCGGATTCCAGGCCCAGGCTAAAAATGATTTTTCGCGAAATTATTTTTGTGAAACATTTGCGCGAATTTAAAAATGACCGATAATCCCGGCATCACTTCGCAACTGGCATCATGCCATTTGCAAAAATACATTTTCCATGCCATGTTTGAAAAACCACTTCACAAGAATCATGCCAAGATGATAACTTCCCAAATTAATTATCATGCCAAGATTTCAAGACAATTGAACGCGAAGCAAAGACCCGAACATGAGCTTGCGAATGAATGAGGAGCTATTGCATAGCTCATTTTAAATAGCCCCAAAAGCAAATCGTCAAGACCTAAATTCAATGTCCGACAAAAAAACAGGAAGACCCACAAGCTACACTAAACAAAAAGCAGATGAGATTTGCCGCATGATCGAAAACGGACTGACGCTCAACTCCATCAGCAAACTCGATGGAATGCCAGAAATCAGCACGATTTACAATTGGCAGGATGCGCATCCAGAGTTCATGGAAACCTACGCTCGTGCGAGATCAAGAAAGGCCGATACAATTGCCGACATGATACAGGAGGAAGCATTCAACGCACATGATGCCCAGATCGGGAGATTGCGAATTGATGCGCTGAAGTGGACTGCCTCGAAACTCGCGCCGAAAAAGTATGGTGATAAGGTTGAGATCGAGCAAACAGGACAGCAGAACTTCAAGATTTCATTCAATGTGCCAGAACGAGAGAATGCGCCACTTTATGCGCCTACGCCATTGGAGGCACTACCGGCAGCATCCCCCCGCATCATTGACATATCACCCGAAAGTGTACCCGATAGCACCGACTTGCCATATTCCGACGATATTACACCAGATCGGGAGTAATTGCGCCGATAGCATTAGACCGCATCAAATAGGATTTGCCATGGCGCATTCAATAAGATTTTACATGACACAACACGACAACAAACAACAGCACAACCAACAACAGGAACCAATCGAACCAACTGAACCAATGAAACCGACAACCGATCCGAAAGATTATCGTCAATTCGTGCGCTCGTTATGCAAAGCCGGGAGCATCATCGCCGCCGAGTTAACTCCCGACGATGCCCACAAACTACATATGGCAATTGGCGCATCTGGTGAGGCAGGCGAACTACTGGACGCAATCAAGAAAGCTTGTATTTATCGCAAGCCTCTGGATGTTGCCAATGTGCGGGAAGAATGTGGCGATATTCTTTTCTATGTGACCGGCCTGCTCGACTCTATTGGATGCAATCTGGACGAAGTAATCAGCGAGAATATGTCGAAGCTTTCAACTCGTTATCAGTCCCTCGCATTTTCCAATCATGACGCAATAGCTCGCGCCGATAAACAGCCACAAGGACAGGACAAGGGACACGGCGACGAAGTAAAAAAATCCATGCCAAGATTGGAAGACGATTTCGAGGACATCAAAATTGAACGCGCCTGCAATCTGGACGATGAAGCCTGCGAATCATGCCAATGAACGACAACACAAGAAGCCTCGATCCGAACGAAGCAATTGACCAGATTGAAACCCTCGGCAGTTGGCTTCTGGAAATCATGGCGAACAATGGGAGCGATGAATTAAACGAAGAGGGAGGACTTGTATACCAGCATTATTCGCCAGCTACAATGACAGCAATTGCATCAGCGTTTGCATATGCTCGACTCCTCCGCATGATTTCAGCAAATATATTCCAATTGCACCAAGGAGATTTGACGGAGGAGCAATTTCATCACGCATTGGAAGAGGGAGCGAATGAACTGGAAGAATCGAACCCATTCAGCGAATACAACGAAGAAGAATAAATAAATGAACCAAGAAGAGCAAATCCAGCAACTGGCAGCGGAATATCACAAGCTAATTGGCCCCGAACATCACAAAGACCGAGATTGTCACTGGTATATTGAAACGAAATGGTCTTATGGTTCACCTGCTCGTTACATTGTGCGGCATTATGGTTATTTGCACGATGAGGTTGAAATCATTTGTTCCAACTATGCTGAAGCATTGGCCGCATTGCGGGAGGAATTGAAACGAGCGATTGAAGTTGAGAAGATCAGCCAAGAGCAGGAAGATTGCGTAACCTTTCCAGATTCCGACCTTCCCGGCGAATTGCGAGCAGGATTTGAGCTATGACTTGGGAAGAATACGCAATTGAATTGGCCGATGTTGCCAAGTTGAAGAGCAAAGACCCGTGGCTACAAGTTGGCGCAGTTTTATTGCGGCACGATAACACGATTGCCGGAATCGGCTTTAATGGTTTCCCGACTGGAATGGATGAAGACTGGACAGATAGAGAAAAGCGGAGAAGCTATGTTGTCCATGCAGAGCAAAACGCAATGAGGTATGTAAAGCCCGACGAATGCCGATTGATTGCAACGACAACATTACCCTGCAACAATTGTTTGAAGATCATTGCAAGCTACGGCATCAAAAAAGTGATCTATCGTTACGCATATGAGAGGGATGACAGCACGATAATGTTGGCAAAAGATTTCGGCATTGAATTGATCAAGCTATGAGCGAAGAAGAAGAATTAAGAGATACGATAAAAGCATTGCGTAAGAATTTGAGAGAAGATAATGCAAGGATGGACATTATGGACGAAATGATAGAAGATGCTAAAATTGCCTTTTACGCCGGAAAATCAGCGTCAGAAATATACAACATACTAACAAGAGAGAATAAATAAATGAGATTCCACATACTTGGATTGCCGCATACAGTAACGAGCAAAGAATTTAACGCCTGCGCATACACGCAAAAGGTCGTGAAGTTTGGCAAGATGATGACAGAACGAGGGCATAAAGTCATTCATTACGGACATGAAGACTCTGACTTGGTATGCTCGGAGAATGTGCCTGTATTGACGAATGATGACTTCCAGAAAAGCTATGGAACGCATGACTGGAGGAAAACATTCTTTAAGTTTGATATGGGAGATCATGCGTATCAAACATTTTTCAAGAATGCCATTGAAGAAGTAGGGAAGAGGAAAAAGAAGAATGATTTTATTTTGCCATTCTGGGGTTCTGGTGTCCGTCCAGTATGTGACGCTCATCCAGATTTGATTTGCGTTGAACCCGGCATTGGGTATGCAGGAGGTCACTGGGCGAGGTGGAAAGTATTTGAATCCTATGCAATCTACCATGCGTTTTGTGGATTATCTGCTGTTGGTTCATGCAAGCAAGACTGGTATGATGTCGTGATACCAAATTATTTCGATGTCGAGGATTTCGACTTCAATAGCGACAAAGAAGACTACTTTCTGTATTTGGGTAGGGTTTACTCTGGCAAAGGCGTGGATGTCGCTATACAGGCAACAGAGCGAGCAGGAGTCAAACTGGTCATCGCTGGTCAGAAGGAAGAAGGATACAAGTTGCCGCCTCATGTTGAGTATGTAGGCTACGCTGATGTCCCGACGCGAAAGAAGCTAATGGCAAACGCCAAGGCGAGCTTCCTGCCTTCGATGTATGTCGAACCATTCGGTGGAGTTCAGATTGAGAACTTATTGAGCGGAACTCCAACTATCACCACTGATTGGGGTAGCTTCGCGGAAAACAACCTGCATGGCATTACTGGCTATCGATGCCGGACTATGGGTGACTTCGTGGATGCTATCAAAAATATTGACTGCATCAATCCGTATGATTGCCGCAAGTTTGGTGAAAACTTCACGCTGGAGCGAGTTGCACCAATGTATGAGAAGTATTTTAGCGATGTTCTTGATGTCTACGAAGGCAAGGGATGGTATTCCGAAGGAAATGGCATCGATGCCATGACAAGATTTTATCCATATATATAATATACGCTAAACCAAATAGATAATAAATATACGCTAAATAAAATATGAGTGATTACACATTTGAATCGGAATACTGGGGTGATTGCTGCAATACATTTGACGAGGATCAAAAGCATTATGTCTACGCTCGCTACATGGGTCTAAAGCAGGTTGGCTACTCGTTCGATGTAGGTGGCGCGAGGATCATCGACATAGGAGGTGGCCCGACATCGATGCTACTCAAGACGATTAATCTTGGTAAAGGATTGGTTGTTGATCCGCTGGAGTATCCGAAATGGACATATGATAGATATGCAGCGAAGGGAATTGATTGTTTAGTTTTCCGTGGCGAAGATGTCATTGAGGAAGGCTATGACGAAGCATGGATTTACAACTGCCTTCAGCATACCGACGATCCAGAGTTAATCATTCAGAACGCACTGAAGTCAGCAAAAACGCTTCGTATTTTTGAGTGGATTGACATACCTCCGCACGATGGTCACCCTATTGAGTTGACGCGAGAGAAGTTAAATAAATGGATTGGAAAGGCTGGATATACTCTTCGTCTTGCAGAATCTGGATGTTATGGTAATGCGTATTACAATGTTTTAACACAATGAAAGCACTTCTTGAATTTAATTTGCCCGAAGACAAGGACGACCATGCTTATGCGTTAGCAGGAGTTGACGCATTGATTGCAATTAATGACTTGGAGAATGAAATACGAAGCAAGTTAAAATATAATGCTGGAGAGTTCAAAGAGTTCAATGTTGAGTATTACGATGAAGATTATGATGTTCTTAAAACAAAAAAAGTAGAAGGATGCGACAACACATTGGAGCAAGTATGGAAAGTATTGCGTAGGTTAAAAGAAGAACGGAATCTTCCCGAACTGGTGTGATTAGCCAATCAGTAAATAGAACTATCCAGTTAGCCGAGGAAATTAGAGCCGAGGCAGACAAGGATGAAGATGTTGGCATTGTGTATGCGGCAAAGCATATTATTTTAAATGCTGGCGAAGTAACTGGTAAAGTTGAATTGGATATACCAATAGCGACAACAATAGTTAAAAACTATGTTCAGAGTTTGTTGGATGCGGATCAGTTTGAAGCAGCGGCAACGATATTGTGGGGGCCGAATGTTTATGATTGGCGACCAATGTCGAGTCAAAGCACATGGAGATGTTTGTTTGATCACGACAAGTTACTAATCCAAGGTGCTGGTGCTATGGGTAAAACCTTTGGTGCAGCGGCATGGTTTCTGCTGGACTGGATGCGTGACCCTCACTACACTTGCATTAAAGTTGTTTCACTTACTGCTGAACACGCTCAACGAAATGTATTTGCTGCTATTAA